CATCTCAAAGGGCCGCGTCGTCGAGTTCTACAACCGGGCCGAGAACAACGACCCGACGAACTCGGCGCTCATCGCCGTCCCGCTCTCAGCATCGGGCACTGAGGCGCAGGGCCAGGACCTCGACGACCTCGCCGCAGTCGAAGCCGATGCGAACTTCGCAGAGCGCACGTCGGGCTCGTGGGTACACAAGACGTGGGAGTCGGCCCAGCTCGCCTCCCTGCCCGCGCCCGACGACGGCAACAACCGCTACGACGTGAGCGTCCCCTCGACGACGTGGACGACCCCGGCCGCCGGCAACAACACGACCGGGCTCCTCATCTGCTACGACTCGGACACGACCGCCGGAACGGACTCGGCCATCCTCCCCTGCACGCATCACGACTTCGCCGTCACGACGGACGGGAACGACGTGATCCTAAATGCGGGGGTTTTCTTCCGGGCGAGCTAGCCGTGGCGCTCTACGAGCGTCTACGGGGCTACGACGACGCCGGCGAGAACGTCTCCCGCATCGTCGTAGGCGGCTTCTGCGCCCTCCTGAACGAGGTCGCGCGCGGGGCGCGAACGGGCGCTCAGGCGCGAGCGGCCGTCGTCGACTCGCATATGGCCCGCGGGATACCGCTGACCGCGAGCGAGGAGAGCGAGGTGACGGCGCTGCTTGCGACGATCACCGGCTCGGCTACGGCAAAGCTCGCGCGCGCGCAGCTCATAGCCGACGTGCTCTTCCTGGCCGAGTTGCGCACGGTCGGCTACCGCACCGACTCCGAGATCAAGACGCGGCTGGGCGTCTAGAGGCGAGCCGATGAAGGTCGGCACCGTCTCCATCCCCACCTCGACCGGGGACCTCTCCCCGCTCTCTGCCACGAACCCGGTCGCCATCCTCCTTCAGGGGAACTACCGCACGAACGCGAGCGTCACGTCCTCGACCGACCTTCGCTACGGAGTCGGCGTCGGCACCTATCGCGGGGGCTCCGTCCAGCACGGCTACGCCGCGCAGTGGTCTGACGACGGCAACTCCACGAACACGTCCGGGTTCTCGATCGACGACGACGCGATCTTCCGCTTCCTCTCGGCGGCGGGAACCGTCGAGGGCGTCGTGGAGCTCAAGTCGATGGACGGGAGCGGCGTCACGCTCACCGTCAGCGACGCGCCGGCGACGAACGGCCTCCTCCTCTCCTACGTGATCTTCGAGGCGGGCGACGGCTGGGACGACGCATACGTCACGTCGTACGCGCTCTCCACCGCCGTCGCCACGCAGGACATCGCTCTTCCCTCGGGCTTCGGCAATCCGGACGGCTTCACGACCTTCTTCGTCGTCAACATGGGCGGGCCGGCAACGGCGCAGGGCACCGGCTCGAACGATCTCGGCATCTGCCTCGGCATGGGCACGCCCACGGCGCAGGCGATCTCGAGCCTCGGGGACAACACGGGCTCGGGGAACATGGTCGTCCGGCACATCCAGCGCACCAGCCGCATCGGCCAGCTCTGGAATACGGGCGTCACGGGCGGCGATGCCGAGTGGCACCTGGACACGACGGGCCATCCCACGGACGGCTTTCAGATCGCCTACGACGACCAGGCCTCGATCGCCGCGCAGCAGATATGCCTCGTGCTCGTCGGTGACACGCCCGTCGCCCTCAGCGAGGAATCGACGCGCACGACCACGGGCGACCAGGACATCGCCGCCGGCTTCACGCCCGTCGGCGCCATCCTCTTCGGCGGCAACCTGCCCGTCTCGACCTCGGGCGACGGCTCGCACGCCGACCTCGGCGGCCAGTGGCTGGGAGCCACCGACTTCACCAACGAGGTGTGTCAGGGCTGGTCCGACGATGACGCGCTCGCCTTCAACTCGACGATCATGTGGCGCTCGGCCACGCAGACGATGGAGATGCGCGGCCCGCAGAACGGCACCGAGAACGGGAACGTCCTCTTCAACGCGGCCGATGCCTCCGTCAACGGCACGAACCTGCGCCTCAACTACACGACCGCGAACGGAACGGCGCGCGGGTTCATCGCAGCCATCTTCGGCGCGGCCGCAGCGGCACAGGACTTCGACCTGACGCCGGCCACGGAGACGGACTCCGCCGTTGCGCTCTCCTACAACACGAAGACGCTCAACATCGCCGGCGAGACCGACGCGGCGCAGGCGCTCCGCGTTCCGAAGCTGACGGCGGCCACCGAGAGCGATTCGGCGCAGGCGCTGACGTTCACGAAGCCGATCGTGAAGACGCTCGGCGTCGCGGCAGAGACAGACTCCGCGCAGGCGGTCACGTTCACGAAGACCATCTTCGTCACGCTCGGCGTCGCCTCGGAAACCGACACGGCGCAGGCGCTCACCGTCTCGGGCCCGCAGCACGTCGACTTGACCACGGCCACGGAGACGGACTCCGCCCAGGGCCTCCTCTACAACGTCAAGACGCTGACGCCCGCGAGCGAGACGGACTCAGCGCAGGCGCTCACTGTCTCGGGCCCGAAGACGCTAGGGCAGGCGCTCGAGCTCGACGCCGCTCAGGCGCTCTCGTTCACGAAGACGATCTTCAAGACGCTCGGGATCGCCACCGAGACGGACACTGCCACGGCGCAGAGCGCAGCCAAGGTGAAGACGCTGGGCGTGGCCGCGGAGACGGACACGGCGCAGGCGCTCACGAAGGCGAAGATCGTCACGCTCGTCTTCGCCGCCGAGACGGACGAGGCGCGGGCGCTCGCCCTGCCGATCACGCGTACTCTCGCCGTCGCTCTCGAGCTCGAAGAAGCGGTGGCGCTCGACGTGAACGCAGGCGAGGCCATCGTCGTCTTCTTCGGCCCGCCGTCCCCCAGCGGTGGCACTATAGGCGGGACGCCAAGCGGCGGACGCGGGCAGGGCCACCCGTCCGGGGCCATGTTCGGGCCGCCAACGCCGTCGAAAGGATGAGATGAGCGAGCACCTGATCTGGGCCGTCGGCAATCGCAGTCCGTCGATCACGGAGGAGATCACCGACTCGGCCGGTAACCCCTTCGACCTCTCTGCCTCCACCGTGCGCTTCAAGATGCGCCGCGTCGGCTCCTCAACGCCGAAGGTGGATCAGCCGGCCACGATCGTAACGCCGGCAGCGGGCGCCGTGCGCTACGACTGGGCCGCTCTCGACGTGGACACGGCCGGCGAATACCTCGTCTGGTGGGAGGTGACGACCTCAGGAAAGACGCAGGACCTCATGGAGGCCACGATCGAGTTTCGGGCGCATGCTCCCGAGACGAACGCCTACCTCGAGCTGGAAGAGGCGCGATCCACGTTGGAGCTCGGCAGCACCAGCGCTGACGCCGACCTCCTCGCCGCGCTTGTCTCGGCCTCGCGCATTGTCGACGAGATCACGCAGACGCGCTTCTTCACGACCGCGGCTGACGAGATCCGCTTCTACACGCCCGACGCTTCCTACGTCCTCTTCCCGGACGAGATCAACACGCTCACCGAGCTAGCCACCGACGACGCCGGCGGAACGAGTTACGCGACGGTATGGACTGAGGGCGAAGACTTCATGCTCGAGCCTCTGAATGCGGCCCTCGACGGGCGCCCCTGGGACGCGATTCGCGTCTCGGGGACGAGTCACTACTTCCGCTGTTATCAGGGCTCGGTGCGCCTGACCGGCAAGTTCGGGTGGGCGGCCCCGCCCGAGAACGTGCGCCAGGCCACGGGCATCATCGCCACGAAGATCATCAAGCGCGCCCGCGATGCGCCGATGGGAATCATCACCGCCTTTGACGGGACGGCCGTACGCATGTCGCGCTTCGACCCTCAAGTCGAAGAACTGCTGGCGCCGTACAACCGCTCGACTCCGATCGGATGAGCACGATCGGCGACATCGCCGTCGGCCTGAAGACGAACCTCGACACGATCGAAGGCGTCAACGTCTCCCGCTATCCGCGCTCCAACCCGGTCGGCCCGCTCATCCATATGTGGCCGACGGAGATCGTCTATCACCGCGCCTCGCAGATGGGCCTCAGTGAGCTCACATTCCGAGTGCAGCTTCTGTGGCCCTACACAGACGATGCCGGCAGCGCCTCGCAGGTGTATGCCTTCCTCGATCCCTCGGGCGAGCGCTCCGTGCGCCAGGCCATCGAGTCTGATCGCACTCTGAGCGGCGCTGTTGAGGACGTGATCGTAGACCCTGCGGGGGAGCTCGTGGTCACGGCAACGCAGGACAATCAGCTACGGCTTACGGCCGATTGGACGGTTAGAATCCTTCTCAACGGTTCGGCTTAGGAAAGGCGAAGGTGAGGTTATGGCGCAGACTGCTCCCGGAACGGCTGTCTACCTTTTGAACAAAGGGCTCTACGTCCACAGGGCGGACGGGCGCGTCTACTACAAGGCCGGGAGCGAAGTCTCCGCCGAGGAGTTGGAAGGCCTCGTTCTTCCTGCGCTCGAGCAGGGCGGCTTCATCACGCGCAAGAAGACCGAGCCCTACCCGTGTCCTGCCTGCGCCGAACATGGCACCGCCAAGCAGAAGAAAGAACGCCACGCATCCCTCGAGGATCTCGTCGCGCACTACGCCGCCGAGCATCCTGCGCTGGCTCCACCCGAGGAGGCATAGAGCATGGCGAAGACGATCCTTCAGACGACGACCGTGCTGGTCAACGGCGTCGACCTCTCCGATCACGCGCAGTCTGTCAACGTCGAAGGTACTGGCACCGAGGTCGACGTGACGAGCATGGGCGGCAACGGCTACACGGAGACGCTCGTGGGCCTCAAGGACGCCTCAATCACGGTCAACTGGTTCCAGGACTTCGCGGCTGGCGAGGTGCACGCGACGCTCAACGCGCTGTGGGCCTCAAACACTCCCTTCGTCGTCGAGGTCAAGCCAACCAACGCGGCGATCTCGGCGACCAACCCTGCCTGCCGGCTCACGCAGGCCATCATGCCCAATTACTCGCCGATCAACGGCGCGGTCGGGGACGCATCGCAGACCGAAACGGTCTTCCGCAACGCCCCCGGCGGCATCCTCGAGTTCGACGTGACCCCGTAGGAGGAGGGAACCTTGGCAGCACTCACCACACAGAGCATCACCCTCGCGGGGCTCAACCCGACTTTCACGGCCGTTTCTGCCTCGGATACCTTCGACCCCGGCGATCGCACCTACCTGCACGTCACAAACGGCGGCGGCTCCCCGGACACGGTTGCGATCGTCACTCCGGCCACCTCGCGCGGGCTGGCGATCTCGGACGCGGGCGGCTCGTGTACGAACGGCCAGTCTCGCATCTACGGACCCTTCCCGGCCGACCTATTCGCCGATCCGAGCACTAGCAAGGTGACGGTGACGCACTCGTTCACCACCTCGGTGACGTGCGCCGTGATCACGCTGCCGGCGCTCTGATGGCTG